CACTGTCCTGTCGGACCCTTTGTTTCCCCCCTCGGAGGAATTCCGAGATGATCTCTATCATCTCGAGGATGGATCGACGTCATCGATCCCACCTCCCGCCCGTCTCGCAAGCGGCGCCCCTCTCCCCCGACCTCGTCAAGGACAGGTCTCTTACTCGGTCGACTACCGTCTCGTTCAAGCCTTCTCCGGCTTACGTGCGGTTCTGCTCGTCCTTATCGACTCCTGCGGCTCTTGTGCCCAGGACTCCGATTTCATCGGGAATTTGCCTTACACGGATTCAACCACCGTACTTAAGGAAATGTCCCTTTGGAGTGAAGAGAACTTTGTTCCGAACGCGAAGTTCTGGAAAGACTGGCCCCTCGCGCGGTTCCTCAAGAACCCCTTGCCGCCGGTGCCCTCGTCTTGGACCCGAAGTCCCATGTCTTCACTATTTTCTGGTGAAACAGGTCGATACTTCAATCGTCTGGCGACCTACCCCTCTGATAGGGAGGACTCGTTCCTCTACTACCGAGCAGTGTTTGGCCTCGCCCAGTCCAAGCGTGGGTTTGCTCAGGTGCCTACTTCCTTCGTCAAACGAGGAATGATTAAGCACTCAAAGCAACTCTCCACCCCCCCTTCTTCTGACCCCGATCTTGTCTCAGCACGTCAATTCGCTAAGACATTCTTCGGTGGCTTCCGATGCCCTAAGATCTTTGCATCCCTTCCCTCCCTGGAAGGCTCTACAAAGGCCTCGGTCGAAGCCTCTCGTCAGAACGGTGGTGCGCGTGAGTTCCTCCGCCACCTCACCGCCGAATACCATGGTGTTTCCGTTGACTCCGACAACCTTGTCCGGATGTTCAACCCTAATGCCTCCCAGGTATTCGAGGAACGGGGTCTCCCCCCCCTCTCTCCCGAGGATTGGCGTATCCTCGCGGTCGGATATACTCCAGCTAAGTCGCGTTCATATCTTTCACCTCGAGTGCAAGAGCAACTCGAGAAGCTTCGTGAATCTCATCCTGAGATCGACTCCTTGCCTACTGCAAGAGTCGCCGAAGTTCTCGAACCGCTCAAGGTTCGATTGATTACCGCCATGGACGCCGTGCGAAGCCATGTTTCCCGCCCCCTTCAAAGGGCCCTTTGGAAATTCCTTCGCTCCTCACCTGTTTTCCAACTTATTGGAGAACCGGTCTCTGAGTCCCTTATTCATGGACTCGTTGATCGCCACCGCGCCAATGGTGGTGGTGAGGACCCCTTCGTCTCGGGGGACTACTCAGCTGCGACAGACGGACTGGACATCCGTGTGTCGAAGGTTTTCTTAGACGTCATTTTAGAAAACCTTGATCCCGAGGATCTACCGTTCAAGGACTTCATTGCTTCCGTCCTTCTGGAACAAGTGCTTATCTATCCCTCGTGGACAAAGATAGCCCCGGTCATCCAGAAGAATGGACAGTTGATGGGCTCAGTCCTCTCCTTCCCCATCCTCTGTGTAGCGAACCTCTTCGCTTACACCATGTCCCTGCCAAACGCCTCCGAGATTCTTCAATCCCGACGTTTGATGGATCGACTCGCAGTTCTCGTGAATGGCGACGATATTCTCTTCCGCTCCTCGGATTCTCACTACGCTAAGTGGAATCAGGAGATTTTAAAGGTTGGTTTTACCCAATCAGTCGGAAAGAATTTTCGTCATCGTCGTTTCTTCACCGTGAACTCGATTCCGATCGAGTATCGCCCCGCTCCTACCCCCTACCAGTTCTGGAAGACCTGGTCTTGGGCGGATATGGAGGAGTCCTCAATCCCTTGGGAGATCAGTCAGGTCCCTCGAATCTCCATTCGAGGCTTCCTCAACGTCGGTCTCTTGACAGGACAGGCGAAACTCACCGGCCGAGACTCGCTTGGCGCCCTTCCACTTTCAGGTTGGCACGCCGGAGCAGTCCTCGAAGCTTTGAATCCTCAACAAGCCCACAAGTGGTTCTTGAAGTATCATCGTGCCTCGATCCAACGTCAAACACGTTTTGGCTCGACCACTTTGAACCTCTTCGCCCACCCACTCCTTGGCGGCTTAGGCTTCACTGTCCCTCCCGGAGTAGAACCCAGATACTCCCCGGAGCAGCGTCGGATTGCCCGATCCTTATTCCTTTCCGCCTCATACGTCTATGAAGGCCAGGAATCTGAGTACAAGTTAGACAGCCTTGTCTTCTTGGAATCTGATCTCGCGACTCCGATGTCGTCGTTGGGTCGATTGAACCGTCGAGTCAATGTGGAACTTTACCCAGTGGGGACACCTCTCCCCGAAGGTTATGAACCATTCGTTGACAAGACTGGCGTTCAGCCGCTTGCCATGGTACACTCACCTCCTGTCGATGAGGAAGAGTCCATGGGACTCAAGGCCCGTTGTAGACTTTCGTCGAACCGTCTTCGTCAACTTACGAAGCGCTTTGGTACGGATCTGGTTGATCTTCATCCCCTGGATAAGATGACGGAATTCCCTTACACACCAGTAAGGGTTTCACGCTCTACCTTCATCCCGGCCGAAGACCAGAACCCCAATAACGCTTCGCTTTTCGTTGAAAAGCCGTTCAGCAAGGTTTACTGCCAAGAGTCTCCTTTTCAGGACATCTCGACCCCCCTCCCCGACGTTGAACTCAACATCCAGAGTTCCGTCCCCGAAGATTGGGAGACCCAAGACATCTCACTAGTCTTGGTCTCGCATCAATCCTCCCCGTCCACCGTTACCCAACCGGCCTCTTCGCGTAATCACGAAGGTCGAAGGCGACGCGTTCTCGATAAGGAGCGTAATGCAACCAATCGCGGCTTGATCTACCGAAGAACTCCTCTTGAAGAGAGTTACTTCCAGTAGACAGGGGAGCGATTAGTCTTCTGACATCAGACTTTAAAGAGATCGTCGGTCTTCGCGCATCACGAAAAGATGGTTGTGCGACGCTTCCCCGGATGTTCGCCGGGAAGACCACGGGGGCTTACCGTCCCAGCGCAGGCAGAGCTATTAGTTCTCCATTGGGTTTGATAGGTTAAAAGGACCAAAACGGTGACGAATCACACGTCTTAATACTTCCGTGCTATACAGAACGCCGAGAGACTGCACGGCTCCCGCCTCACTAGGAGGTCCTATCTCATGTACAGTCCAGCCCGTCTTTGCTGGATCCAATACACAAGACCCCGACTCACGATGAAAACATCACGTAGAGTCCTCCGCGCTCAGCGCACGCCCAAGGGAGCGACTCCCTTCTCGGCACCCCAGCTCTTCGCTGGCTCCCGAGCCCCGCGCCGTAAAGCCCGCGCCCAAGCCCTTCCCATGGCTCCCGTTGTTCAAGCACCTGTTGCTCGAACCCGAGTCATGAAAGGCCTCCAAGGTAATCCCGACCAATCCACTCTCCTACGACGTAGAGAGTATGTCGGTGATATCTCCGGATCCGTCACATTCGCGACCACTGGTTACAACTTTAACCCTGGTCTGTCGAACCTGTTCCCCTGGGCCTCCCAGTTCGCGAATTCATACGATGAATACGTTGTTTCCAACGCTTCCTTCATCTATGAGCCCGAACAGGCCTCCTCGGCAACAGGGGCCGTCATTCTGTCCTTCGACTATGACGCCTCTGACGCCGCACCAGTCGATAAGGTCTCAGCTCTAGAGACCAAGGACTCTGTGCGGTCCGCTCCTTGGACCCCATCACGGCTAACCTTAGCCGCCTCAGACCTCAAGCACCGTTGTGCTGAGGCACTCTTCACACGAGCTGCCACCGTGCCCTCGACTGATATCAAAACATATGACCTCGGTGTCCTCTATGTTTCGACTGTCGGTCAGGCTACCACTGGAACTATTGGAGAGTTGTGGATTGAATACACAATTCAATTGCGAGTTCCTCAACGTACTCAAAATCCTGGGAGCAACGTCATTGCTGCCACCTCGATTACTAAGTCCGTCATCTTTGGAACCGCCGCGACCATCACTGGTACCCCGACGTTCAGCGTTTCTGGATCTACCTTGACTTTTAACAGTCCAGGATATATTCTTCTCGCTTACCTCGCCACTGGTACAGGTGTCACCTCGCCCACCGTCACCGCCTCAACCGGAGCGGCTGCGACACTCATTGCCGCAATCGTCGACGGAGGATCCGTAAATCAAGTCGGATACCTCGTCGCCCGTGTCCTCTCCGGGTCCACTCTCCTTCTCGACTTCACTGGATCTACGACCATCACCGCCTTCAAATGCGATGTTGCTCCGTACTTCTCCAGTTCAGTCTAAGAGAGTCTCTGGCCACCTTCCCCTATGCCCGAAGGTGTTAAACTTCGTGGCGGGCATGAGAAGTCATAACCCTCATGCCGGGACATTCAGGACTCTAGTCCTTCCCATCCCCCCCTGCCTATTCACTCAGAATGCAGGTCATCCTGCCCCTTCCGTCTGAAGAAGCAACCGGTCCCTCACGGGACCCCCCGCCGAACACACTTATTGTGTTCGGCCCACGGCGACGAAAGCCAACCGTGGGCCGGAATGAAATCCAAGTCATTCCAGCAGAATCTTCCG